GCTCTATAAGTAGCGTAGAATAATGACTTTGGCGACACTTCAATTCGATAAAGTGTGCAGCCTTGGGGCTGATGCAGTCAAAGGCATCATAGATTCCTGGTGCTCGCTGAAGATCCGGATAGAGACTGAGCTTCAGGAAGTCAAAGAGGATAGCCTCGTTCATCGGTAAGGACTGACTCCACCGAGGAGGTCTTGTAGTTTACGCATCGAGTTACTTACCCTACGATCAGCAGTAGATACTGCACACTCTAATACTTGTGCTACTTGTGCAAGGGTATAGTTATCGTAGTAGCGATAGGTCAGCAACTTCTTATCGTACTCTTCTAACTTAATAAAACACTTCTTAATATCAAGCAGTGCAGCTAATAGGTTGCCACCTTCTGATGGGCTAGAAGATCCTTTAGGTTGTCCATCTCGGATCATCTCTTGTGCCTGCTCAAGGACTGTGCCATCTACCACTGATGCAATCACGAAGGGTAGTAACTGACCCAAGGTAGCAGACTCATAGTAGGCTTCATCGGTGATGTTATAGCCAGACTTAGTAGCCTTCTCTTTACGACAGTAACGTTCGGCATTACGTAGCATCTGCCACGCCACACGCTTCTCGTTATGTATGCGTTGCTTGGTATCTTCAACGTCAAGTTCATTCTTAATCCAACCAGTACGAGAAATAGCCCACGAGTAGCACTCTTGCAGTACATCCTCACGCTCAACCCATTGGTTATATCTTTTATGTACAACGCTAGCAACCGAAGGTGCTATGTCATAGATGGATGGATGTATCTCACTCATCAGTTATTCCAATAGTCATCTTCATCGCAACAATCACAATCACAGTCTCTACTATTACAGAAAGCACCCATCTCAACCAAGGCATTATGCAATGGTTGAATATACTTCTTGATATAAGTAGAACGTTCCTCTTTTAACTTCTTAATCTCTTGCTCAATCTTGTAGGCAGGCGAAGCTTCATACTCTTCACGCAGTTGGCGTGCTTTTGCTTCACGTTCTTCGCGTTCGACATCACGAACCTTAGCAACCTCTTCCATCTTCTTACGCTCTTCATCTTGCATAGCAACGTAAGCGTGGTACTTATCTACAAACTCTTGACTACGAACCCAGTCAGATAAGTCAGGTGGCAACTCTTGCTCAGTCATTTTCCGGTACCTCTGGCCACTTACCATCGAGTACCATCATTGCAATAGCACTGTAGTTAAGTAGATCAAGGAAACTATCACGCAGTGATTCGTTAGAAGGCTGCACCTCTGAGTCAATGAGGTTGTTGATACGAGCTATCTTGTCCCACATACGTACACGCAGACCATTAAGTGGTCCACCTGGTGAGTGAGCAATGTTCTTTGGGCCGTAGTCGTGATGCTTACGCACCAGTAAATTGCCTGCTGAATCCATAATGCGCCAGACTTCTGTAACAAACTCAGGATCTATCTTGTCTGTGTAGGTTGTATCAATATAGTCTCGGTTGCCATATCCACCTCTAGGATCTGGAAGCCCATATGCTGCAAAGTCTGTATCATCTGTAGCCATTCGTCTCTACTCACCCTTCTCACCAACCAGCAAAGCTCTGGTTGCATCCGCACCAAATTTTAAGTAATGGTCATTGATGTCCATACCTGGTGGTAGTGTAACAATAACCGAGTTTAATATCTCACTAGCGACACGCTTGGAGAACTCTGCTCCAGGGTTAGTGCCATCTTCCTTGATGTCGTTATCACCTACGATAAAGACTGTGTCATAACCTGTAAACAACTTAGCAAAGTGTGGCTTCCACGCCTGCACTCCTGGTATTCCTACTGCTGGGATACCCAATACTCCACTTGTAATGACTGTATCTAACTCACCTTCGCAGACCACAATATGTGGTGACATAGACAAGGTATCTTTGACGTTAAAGAGATGAGCCTTCTGCCCTACTGGGCTACCGTACTTAGGCTTACCATCATCTAACCTACGAAACTTAAAGCCTACACACATCTCAAGGGCGGTGATGTAAGGAATAGAGATCCATCCATCGTACATCTCGTGACCGTTAATGGGATCTGTCACTGTACCTAGCTGGAATCGTGCTGCTACCTCTTCAGATATCCCACGTTCTGCTAACACGACGAGTGCTTCCGGACTTACCTCCTGTGCGTATCTCTGCACCGCTTCCTTTAGCGATTTCGACTGCACGTTTGAGGCCATCCTTAAACTCCAAGTTCTCTAGTATGCAGACAATACTGACTGCGTTGCCACCCTTACCGCAAGTGTGGCAGAAATATAAATTGTCCACTGTGTTCATCACCGCAGACCTACGTGAATCAGAATGTAAAGCGCACCGTACTGCTACTGCCTTACCTTCTCTAACCTCACCGCCATAGTGGGCAATGATTGCTCCTATGGGTACAGCCGTAGCGTCTAGTTCACCTTTGTAACGCTTGTTCTTACGAACCCTGGCCCAATCTTGTGCTGACATTCACACCCTCCACACTTCTCGTGCCAGTGTGCAGCACGTTTGAGATGGTTCAGTGAGTTCTCCTCACCTGCCTTAGTGCAGTAATCGCAAATCATTGCTCTACCACTTCATCTGGTGCGTACTCTTCTGTTGCTTCTTCAGCGTCAGCTTCCTTGATTGCTTCTTCGATCTTAGATTCTGGTTCTTTCCACGTAGTAGTGGTAGTGATCTTTCCTTCTGGTACTGGCATTTACTTAACCCATTCTCCTTCTACTGCACAATACCGCATTGGCATTGTTGTTTTAGTTGCTACATTATATTGCAGAGTTGTTTCATATTTAGCACAAGGCTGGTCTTCGCTTTGACTTATGCCCCAAGAGCCTAAAGCAACAGCAATAACTAATCCTACGGCTCCTCCAATAATGGACATCAAATAGCCCTCAGCAAAACCAGTAGCCAGAGCAAAAACAGACCCAATAAGTAAACCTACCCAAGCCAATAAAATTATTGCCTCTATCACATAACTCATTGCTTCTCCTTAATCCATTGTGCTAGGTCTTGGATAACCCAAGCCTTTTCTATACCGGAGTTGCGACGCTTAACCACAACATAATGCAGTGGCACTTCCCCTATACCACGTGCTTTAGCGTAGTTAAGCGCCTCAACTTCGGCTTCGGCCCAGAACTCTGGTAAGGACAGGGCCTTTCTATTCTTGAGTTCTAGTATGTAAGTCTTTCCCGCGACTACGCACACCAGATCTCCTTCATCCTTAGCGCCTGCCTTCGTTAGCCTTTCAGCTAGTAATCCAACAGAGCGTAAGAATTTCATTACATCAGTCTCGAACTGAGCACCTTTGCGGCCATTAGGATTAGCCATCTTTACCCGTATCGTAGACTGCTTTACCATCTTCATCAAAAGTTACCTTGAGGATCTTTAGATCTATCAGCACAAGGATAAGGTTACGCATATCATTACGCAACTGATTGATCTCATTCTTCAAGTACTGAATCTCAGTTTGTTGCTTCGACATTGTATCCTCCTGAATATCCGTGTTGCTGATCTCTTCTAAACATATTACCCCAGACAGGATCGTCTGTGATCTGACACGCTGCGTAGTTTACATACAGGGTTGCATAGTCTGATGCGTCAGCAGTGTGTGGTCCAAATCTATTCTTCACCGCAGCAACCTTGAGGGTTGCCTGGTTAGGATCATAGCCCAGCGTTAGGATCAACGCCGGTAGTTGACTTACCTTACCGTGAATTGCACGTCGTGCTGATGGGTTAGTAGGGTTGCCATACTCACTTTGTTCTGACACGTGATGTAGCACTAGCACACAAGCCTCAGTCTTACGAGCCATATCGTGTAACTCCATCATAATCGCACGTAACCCAGCCCATTCGTTGTCAGTCTCAGCTGCAACGTTCATCAGGTTATCTATCACAATTAACTCTGGTGCTATTCCGTATAGTTCTATGTAAGCCTTGATCTCTAACTCAATATCATCTAGCGATGGTGATGAGTCGAAGACCCACTTGATGTGCTTTAACTTATCAAAGTGTTTATCGTAGTGATGAGTGTTCTTAGAAAGATTGCCTTCTACTGACAACTGTGTATGACCAGATGTGTGAGCAGCAGCTCTCATCATCACAGTTGTAGTGTCAGTATCGGCTGAAAAGAATAAGGTTGGAACTTCTGACTTGATCGCATAAATCAGAGCGAACATAGACTTGCCTGCATTTGGTGCTGCTGCCACCATACATACTTGCCCACGTCTGAATCTGATCTGCTTAACCCCTAGAGGTTTCCACACGTCAGGTAGTGGCGTTGCTTTGGTAAGCACACCACCCCAAGCGCGGGATAGATCAAGCAATTCGTTCCTCCTTAATTGTTATCTTTCTTTCACGTCGGATGCGCCTGCGCTCACCCTCGGTAATGCCTCCCCAAATGCCGAAGTATTCATTCTGTATTCCCCACTCAGCACACTCTGACTGATGTGGACATCTTCTACAGATTGATTTAGCCATTACCATTTCGGTAGTGTTATTACTTCCAGCTTCCTTCTCAGGGAACCAGAAGTCCCCACCTACACTTGCACATAACGGAGCCTCGTACTTTGCTGGCTCCCGCATTTTATCGGATAAAGATAGGGTCGCACTTGTCCATAGCACCCTTTGGTGCTGAACACATATGAGCCTTCCAAGGTCCTCGTGCTGATGTTCCTTCACGGTAGTTCATTGCACCGTGACGACAGACTGGTGCATCACCTACCGGAGTTGCATTAAAAGCCTGAGCAACTGATGCCACTGTTGGTGCTGGAGCGTGTGATGCACCGACACCTAGTTCGATTGCAGTTGCCTTGATGTTAGCTGCGTTCATTGAGATATCTGCTAGTCCTGATTCTAGTTCAGCAACTGATGCAGCATAGAGATTGATAAGTGTTCCATCTGATAACTTGTAGTTAACCTGGAACTTTGTTCCTTCTGTAGCCATTTAGTTTCCTCCACTTGGTTTGATATTTAGTCTTGCTGTTTCTTGTCCAACACTTACTGGGACGTAACCAATAAGTTCTTTAACCTTTTCTTTGTCAACTGTCTCACGACCTTTAACCTTTGTCCAACTGATTTCGATACCGCTAGCAGTAACGCCAATGGTTCCCTCAAAAGAAGATTTAAGTGAATCTCTTTGTGCTTCCAACTCTTTAATCTTCTGATCTAATTGTAGAAAGTGTAAGGCCCTTCTGTCAACTTGCTCGTCCTCAATTACTACATCACTAAGGACGATACGTTCTTTTTTTAAGCCAACACAACCCATCATTCCTGATGCGTCATAGTACTGGCAGTAGCTCTTGCAGAAGGTTGCTTCCTTCTCTGGCTCTGGAGCAGTCTCCATTGCCTTGACTTCATTCAACCACTGCAACGCCTCTAGCGCAATAGCCTCGTCATAGTTTTCTGTGTGGACTTTGACATCCTTCTCAGCACCATCACGAGCGATAGCAACTAGGTTAACTGTATTAACTTTATGGCCATTCTGCGATAGTAGATATCCATAGATCTGCACCTGCCAACGTTGCTGCTTTGATGGGAAGTAACTCAGGTTCTTAACCTTGCTAGTCTTCCAGTCAATGACTGCGCCGGTGCTAGGTATAAACAAGTCCACGTGTGCTTTCATATCACCGTGTGCTACCTCAGTTTCAACAAGGTAATCCTTACCATCTGGATCTAGGTGTCCGATTGCTTCCTCGATTGCAGCGTGGATAGCAGTACCCATAATCGCTGCAAGTTTAGATTGATCCTCGTTGGTATGAGGTTGTTCATTCAATCGGTACCAGACCTTACGACGGCAACCACCAATTTCTGATGGACCTACCTGTGTCTGAGTGCTGCGATCACGAGAGGCATCCTTAGCGTGGAGCACTGTTAACAGCAGTTCCTTTGGATCAGTTATCATCTGACTTCTCCATCATCATCTCTAATCGTGCAGCCATATATCCTTGTTTAAGATAGTAGTTAGCTGCATATTCATCAGTCATTGCAAATCTCTTAATCTCTTCCATTACTTCTGGTCCCTACGTGTCAGCCAATAATCAAAAGCATACGCTGCTACGAAACCAAGCAGTAATCCAAATGCGAACTTCAACATTCTCTTCATCCTTTCTCCTGAGTAACTAATTGAATCGGAGGACAGGTATTGACGTCAAGTACCGACGCAATCTTTATTGCCCGTTCTGCCACCACCTTAGACATCAGCATAGATTTATACGATCCAGGCTTGAGCGAGTATAGATAACCCAAGGCAAATGCTCCACCGCTACCGGCGGTGAAGAGTCCACGTTCGCTGGCGTTAAATGATAGATCAGATCCAATAGAAAATAACATCCCATCAAAGGCTAGAAGGTAGGCATAGCTCGACTCTTTATCGGATGGATCGTATCCATTATCCTTAAAGGCAGCAAAGATGCTAGGCAGTATCTTCTTACCCATCCACTCGACGGGATCGTATCCCTTGTACGTTGGTGGTTTCCAGTTGTAGGCAAGGATATCTCCTGGTCGTGAGTCACCCGTGATACCTAGTAGATAGTTCCCGATGTGAACAATCTTGGGCGTTGCAGTAGATATGATGCGCTGATCGTTGTCGGTGATCTGTGAGTCAGCTGCCATCACGACGAAGTCAGGTCCTTGGATACCAACGAGTGTTGTCATTGGTGGAGTATATCACACGGCGTGTCTTACATTCTTAATGGTGGGTTAAATGTGTACAATATGAGCGTAAGCGAATAACGGTAAGCGGCCCCTATGCGGGGCCGAGGCTGAAAGCCGAGAGGCGACTGACCACAGGAAGGAGCCGTGCCGGACAATGCTGCTCCGTCTACTCCACCTGCAAAAATTCTTGGGTAGAGGTAAGTTCTACGATGGCCTTCCTGAGCCTTTTGGAGCCGATCTGAGGGCTTTAGGCCCGATCCACGCCTGTACTTGTGGCTGCACTATGTTCAACATTATGGCAGCCTTTGAAGATTATGATATAGCGTGGTGGCATCTGGACGGGACCTGTGCTAACTGTGGAAATCTAGTCACCATACCTTGTCCTGTGGATAACCCTGATGGACCACAAGCTAACGG